CCTTAACTTAATAAATCTGTGGTCATACCTACAATCATTACACAGGCTATATTCTGTGAAGTCAAAAGGTTCACCGCATTGTTCGCAAATAGATAGTTTCATAAAAAGAAAAAGCCCAACCACGGAGAGAGTGCAGTCAGGCTTTTGTGGGATTACATTATTAACGGACAGGAGTTGTCCACATAGGCGTTATTATAGCATACTTTACTAGTTTTGTTCAACAAGTTTATGCGTTTATCCTTCTACCTGCCATAGTTAGTAAGTTATCGTAAGCTAGTTCTAGTTTATATGGATAGGCTAATGGCTTCTTAGCATCTAAGTATCTAGCGTATATAGCGTCTTGTTGACCCTTTTCTAAACTATGTATGATAGCGTGAATAGTTCTTACATTGGTCATATCTTGTGCAGAACACATATCCTCAAACACATCACTTGTAGACTCACCACCAGATGACATACCTATGCTTTTAGATGGATAACCTAGCTTATGATTATCCGACTTCATCCATAAAGCCCAATCATCCATGATGGACATTAATCTTTCCATGCTAATCATTTAGTCTCCACAGAAACAAGGTATAGTTTCGTCATCAAACATATCTGTTTGGTCTTGAGTGTATTCCATTAGTTTAGAATAACTCATTCTATCTTTTCTAAATCTATTACCATCACCACTAGTAATTACATTGTCCATTTTACTTTCCATTTTAGCCCACCATACAGCTCTTTCAGGCTTTTCATTTACTAGACTTACTATTTGTTGGTATCCTTTTAAAAAACATAAATCACAATTTCCGTGCATTGTTTTACCATTCATATTTGGTAATTCTAAATCAAAACTATGTTCAGACCAAAATTTACCAACATCTTGAGCTGTAACACCAGCTACATACAATGGAACTCTGTCTTTATCTACCTTTGCTGCACGTCTTGGTTCATCTGCTCTAATTCCCATCCAATCAGAATTTTCTGTATGTTCTATTCCTAAACTTCTAACATACCTATGAATGGTTCTAATTTTTAATTGAGCTGTGCATATTCTTGAAACAGGATTTGGCAAATATCCAAACTTATCTATAAGCATTTCAAAAGGTTCACCATTACGACTCGCAGTTTTATAGTTTACAACTATATGTTGAATATCATTCTTAGTGGTATATTCTAACCATGTAATAGGAACATTCCAATTTACAGAACAATCATTAACAAACTTAAGTGTTGCTTCCTCTTCTTTCCCTGTATTAGCAAATATAACCATAGCGTCAGATGGTAAACCATTATTACTTTGCAAGACTCTCCACAACATATAAGCAGATGTGCGACCACCACTAAAACTAATGACTGTTGGCTCTATAATCTTAAATGGGTCAGTCATACCTTGTTAGCGTATATGCTACGCTTTCTCCATAAGTTTCTTGTGTAGTCTTGTGCTGTAGATTATGTTTAGCGTCATCTGCGTTATATGTTGCAACGCCTTTTATCTGGTCACTTGTAAAGTTTACTTTATGTCCAAATATAGTTTGTAATGGATGTGGTTGTGGAACGTAATAGTGCATCAGCCTATTTTGATTGTCTTTATAAGCATGAATAACATTTGCATCTCTCATCTCTACAAGTATGTTCTTTGTAATAGGATAATTAGATTGTATATGTTCTGCTATGTCGTTTATAGTTCGTGGTTCTGTAAGATAAGATAATATCTTTTCTTTCACGATACATCTTTCACTTTGCAATGCCATTTCCTTTTATCATCTTGATGCCAACCATGTACATGAATAGTCCAACCAGCTTCACGAACTGCACCTACGTTTTCATGGTCTGCTATCTTTTTACATCTAGCACTCATGTTACTTGCTGACGTTGTTTGTACTGCTAATACTTCTTTACCTTTTAAAGCTAGTAAATCTATAAAGCCAAATAGGTCTTGTCTTATTCTTGCCAAAGCGTTCCAATGCTCTACTACTGCTACAGTATATCCTTCTTCTCTTAACTTCTTAAGACTCAGTTGAGTTGGACTCGTTGCCAAATTGTTCTCCATTAGGTTTAGATGTTCCTTGCTCTAAAGACTCAGGATAATGCAATCCTTCATTTCCATTCTGCGAAATAACATCTATCCGAGAATATGTCTTTTCTACATTACCTGTAGATTTATTTAGTTCGTATTCATATTCAAGTGTATGTGGTGATACATCATCACTTGGTTTTTTAGACCTAAATATCTTATCAAAGTTAGACTCAAATACTTCTCTATCTGTAAATGGTCTAGGTGCGCTTCCTTTACCCATTGTTTATCCTTTCTGTTGCTATATTCATATACTCTTCTGAAATTTCTATACCTATAAAGTTTCTTTTTAACTGTTTAGCTATTTTACCTGTTGTTCCACTTCCCATCATTGGGTCAAGAACTATATCATTTTGATTGCTCCAGGTAATAATATGATTATAAGCTAATTTCTCTGGAAAGATAGCTGAATGTTTATATGCTTCTTTGTCTTTAGTAGATTTCATATAACCACAATCAATTTTCCATACATTTAATTCAATGGTTGTTGTTTTGCTAGTATCTATTTGTTCGTTGTATGTAAAGCTACCATCTGCTTTTCTAAATGATGACTTGCTTTTTCTTGTATATATTGAATTAGGACTTTTGTCTCTTTGTATTCCATTAAATGTTTTTGGTATTCCTTTGCTTAATATAAACATATATTCAAAAGCATTTTGATACCTTTTAGTTTTAGGGAATGTTGGAGGAAAAGAACCTTTTTGATAAATCATTGTGTCATGTAAATTAAACCCTATATCTTTGAAATATAATGCTTGTCTAAATGAAGTTCCACTTTCACTTCCATTTATTGTTGCATCACCTACAACCCATACAACGACACCACCTTGTTTTGTTACTCTAAATAATTCTTTTGCTATATTTTCAAAGTCAAATGTAAATCCATTATATGTTCTTAAATTATCATAAGGTGGGCTAGTAACAGTTAAATCTATACTACACTCATCTAGTGTTTTAAGTTTATCTAAACAATCTCCATGCAATAAATTTATCATTTAACTGTTAAATATCCGTTAGTAAATAGCCAACCTATAGTTTTACGGTGAGCTTCTTCCCATGCAGCTATTCTATCATGTTTATCTAAACTTTTGTCATTATCTATCATGTGATGGCATTGATGGCATAAAAATGCTATACGGTAATCATGTGCCTTTATAGATGTTCCCTTACCATCACGTAATTGATTAGAATGTGCAGCTACTACAGTTCCATCTTGCATAGAACACATCATACATGCTGCTCCATCTGCTAGTTTAAGTAGTTTAGGGTTTCTATAGTTCATTTTTACCCCATTGGTTTGCCATAGCATCTGCAATTCCCTGGAACGTAGTGTTTCTTATTTTAGCACGTTCTTTAGGACTATATTTTGCTGCATCAGCATACCACTTTGTCATACGCTTACCACTTTTAAATGTTACAAACTCACCTTTATCAACAATATTTGTTGGTTTAAGTAAAGGTAAATTTTTTAACCATAAACAAGTTGACTTACTTGCTTCATGACCAAATTGCCATGGCTGAATAATTTGACTTGGCTTTTGATATGTTGTTGACATAATTCCTATTGGGTTTTCAATAGCTATTTTAGGAATGTTTGCATTAGCTAATAACATAAAAAATTCTATTGCATCTTTTCTATCTTGTTGCCTAGTAGGAAACCTATCTTTATACTCATCTTTAAACCATTTATTTCCGGTAACTGTTAAATACGTACATGGAGGATGTGCAACCATCATATCCCATCCATCATTTAAAATATCTAACACAGAACCTTGATAATGTTTACCAGGAATAGTTGTTGGTTCTAAGTCACATGAAGTTACATCATGACCTAGCTTTGTAAATGCTTCTCGTACAGTTCCACTAAACTCACAAGCAATTAATATTTTCATTAAAAGTCCCAACCCCAACCCATAGTCTGACCCCATACCTCTATTTGTTGTTGGTATTCTGTCATTTCACTTGTGGTTAGTTTAGTTGTTGATTTTATAAGTTCTACTGGCATACCTGCAATTTCAGTTTGGTAGCGCAACAAGCGATAAGACATTAGTTCATGAACTTGTTGTTTGTCAATACCTAAATGATTGCCTATGCTTGTGTATAACTCCCATAGTCTTTCGTTTTGTTCTAGGCTACGGTTTAGTTTAGCATCTGTGATTGTTACTCTCCAACGCTTAGTGAAGTCAAGTGTTTTTAACTTCTCTATTAACATTGGTAAATTGTCTTTGGTTAATGCCCACTTTATCATCTCTCCATCCTTTCGTTTTAAATACTTGTCCGTCTTTAGAAGTTGCTTTGTATTCTATATCATTTCCAAATAGTTTTTTACATTCTTTTATAAAATCATTTATGGTCATGGACTCTCCTTGTAACGTAATCCTTTAGGATCAAACCAAAAATTAAAATTACCTTCCCATTGTGCATTACGTTGCTTCTGAACAAAGACCTTGCAATCAGGAATAATCTTTAGTTCTTCTTCAGGTGTTTTACCAGCTTCCACTAACTTTTCTTTAGCTCTGTTACGCCATACGCAAATAATATTATCGCATAAATTTCTGATATGTGAACTACCCATGATGTTTGTAGCATCTGGTATTTCATCCTCTGACTTCATCTTACGAGTATGAGCCACCAAGAAAATTGCAATGTTTAAATCACGTGACACAACTGCTAGTTTATCTACGAATAGCTTTTGAGCTTCTAAAGACTCTTCAGATATATCACTCATCTTCATAAGACTGTCAATCACAAATACATCTACACCAAGAATATGTTTTCCATAGTATAGCGTTGCTATCATGTCTTGTGAAGTAGTGACACCTGTTTGGTCATAAATATATAACTTGTCTTTTGCTCTATCTGTCCACTTGCGAATAAAATCATCTGTTGGTTCTGGTGATCCTAAAGTTTGTGTAATCATACGAGCTAATGTTAATACAGGTCGCATCTCTAAACTAGCTACTAAGCATTTAGTATTCTGTCGCATCATAGCTAATATGACTTGTGATAACCACATACTTTTACCATGACCTGACACACCGGTGAGAATGTTTACTTCCG